TCCGAATCAGGCGACGACGAACAAGACGCATGAAACACCAATGCTCAGCCTGCGCGCCGCCGTGCGTGCGGGATCGGTAGACGTTGACGCGCGGACTGTCGAGCTGACCTGGACCACTGGCGCAAAGGGGCGCCGTTGGTCTTGGGATGTCGGCAGTTACATGGAAGAACTGGAGGTCAGCGAGGACGCGGTCCGGCTGGATCGCCTCAACAACGGCGCCCCATTCCTGAACGCTCATAACTCCTACGAACTCGACGACGTGATTGGCGTCGTGGAGAAGGCCTGGATCGATGGGGCAGAGGGCCGTGCCTTGGTCCGATTCAGTAAGCGCGATGACGTCGAGAAAATCTTCAGCGACGTTCAGGACGGGATCCTTCGCAACATCAGCGTCGGCTATGCGGTGCACCGATACGAGGTGACCGAAAACGCCGACGACAAGCTGCCGACCTATCGCGCCGTCGATTGGGAGCCCATGGAGCTTTCACTGGTTCCGATCGGCTTCGACGACGGCGGCAAGTTCCGCAGCGCCAAGACTGCCGACGAATACAAAGGGCAGCGCTTTAACACCATTTTTGAAGTTCGGGAGGCAAACCAGCCAACCGGAACAACGGCCGCCGTGCCTACGACCCAAGAGGAAGATGCAATGACCGAAGAAGAGAAGCGCGCGGCGGAAGAAGCGAAACGCGCGGCCGACGAAACCCTGCGCCGTGAATCTGCTGAGGCTGAGCGTAAACGCAGTTTGAGCATCCGCACCATGGCTCGCAAGGTGAGTCTCAATGACGAAGCCTTTGTCGATGACTTGATCGAGCGCGGCGTGTCGGTTGCCGATGCCAGTTCTGCGCTGATCGACAAGCTCGCTGAGCGCCAGGCAAAGGATCAGCCGAACACCCGCAACAGCCAGCAAACTGTGGTGACTGGCGGACAAGACCAGACTGTTCTGACCGCTAAACGCGAAGCCATGCAGAACGCTCTGCTGCACCGTTGCGACGCCAAAATCAAACTCGAAGATGCCGGCCGGGAGTTCCGTGGCATGCGCCTGGTGGACATGGCTCGTGAGTTCGTCGAGATGTCCGGTGGTAATGCCCGTGGCATGACCCCGCAGGAACTGGCTCGCGCAGCCTTGGGTTGCGACCGCCAGGCTGTTCGGGCTGCCGGCATGCACACGACCAGCGATTTCCCGCTGCTGCTGGGCAGCACCGTCAATCGCACCTTGCGCGATGCCTACACCAACGCGCCGCAGACCTGGCGTCCACTGGGCCGTCAGACCACTGTGCCGGACTTCCGTGCCGTGACTCGCGCCGCGCTGGGCGACATTGCTGCGCTGGAACATGTCAAGGAGCACGGCGAGTACAAGTACGGCACGCTGACGGAAGATGGCGCCCCGATCAAGGTCGCCAAGTTCGGTAAGATCATCGCGATCACCTGGGAAACCATCGTGAACGATGACCTGGGCGCGCTCACTCGCATCCCGGCAGCGCTGGGTAATGCCGCTGCTGCGACTGAATCCAACGTGGTCTGGGCTCTCCTGCTCGGCAACCCCAACTTCACTGACGGTACTCCGTTCTTCGACGCGGCCCACGGCAACGTTGCAGGGAGTGGCGGCGCCATCAACACCACCACACTGGCTGCAGCTCGTGCTGCGATGCGCAAGCAGAAAAGCAAGGCGGGCGAGTTCCTCAACTTGGCGCCGGAATACCTGGTTGTCGGTCCTGACAAAGAGCTCGAGGCGTACCAGTTCACCAGTTCCAATTACGTGCCAGCGAAGAACGCCGACATCAACGATGTCCGCAACGCCTCGCTGACCGTGATCGTGGATGCTCGCATCACTGGTAACCAGTGGTACCTGTATGCCGCACCGGGAGCCGTCGACACCTTTGAATACGCATACCTCGAAGGCGAGCAGGGCGTTTTCACCGAAACCCGCGAAGGTTTCGAAGTCGACGGTATGGAGATCAAGGCCCGTCTAGTATTCGGTGCTGGCTGGATCGATTACCGCGGCGCGTACAAGAACCCGGGCGCGTAACTCTCCAGTTCGACCTGAACCCCAAAGGGTGCCGCGTGGCGCCCTTTTTTGTTATCAAGTTTCAGTCTCTGAAGGGGACCTTGCATGAAGACTTTCATCCAGCACGGTGACTGCATCACCGTTCCTGCACCGGCCGGCGGCACCACTTCGGGCGAGCTCTACAAAGTCGGCGCCATTATCGGTGTGGCTGGCACGACCGAAGTTGCCGGCGCGCCTGTGGTGCTCAAGCTCGACGGCGTGTTTGGCTTGAACAAGACCAGCGCCCAAGCCTGGGCAGTGGGCGACCTGGTGTTCATGAACACCACCACGCGAGCGCTGACCAACGTGTCCGCCACCGGTCTGGTCCTGGTCGGCATGGCCACCGAAATTGCGGCCAACCCCAGCGCGACCGGTGCCTGCCGACTCAACGGCGTATCTGCTCCGGCGCCTGTGTAAGTGGGCTGGGCCTCAATGGCCCAGCGCATGCTCGGCGTTTCGATCCGTACCTTCAGCGAACCGTCAGCGACCCTCGATCCGGAGGGCGCTGTGTACTGGCTGACTGATGGGGTAGAGCCCGGTGTGCCTCTGGCCCAAGCCGTGTTCGATACCGCACACATCTCCGTTGACCCGGAGACAGGTGCGCCGGTGTCGAGCCAAAACCCAATCCTTGGCATTCGGCTGGTTGATCTACCAAACAACCCAACAAACCGTGACCGAGTTCGAGCTCGCGGTGTTTTGTACATGATCAATGAGCCGCAGTTCGATGGCGTGGCCGGCGTGACGATCACCCTTCGGAAGGCATGACCATGGCACACCCAAGAGAATTGATCCGAAAGCAGGCTGTTGCGTTGCTGCTGGGCGCTACCAATGCCGGGGCCAGCGTTTATGCCAGCCGTGTGAGGCCGCTCATTTCCAACGGATGGCAGAGCGAACTCCCCGCGATCATCGTTTACACGATGGACGAGGCGGGCGAGATCTTTAACCAGGCTCCGCGCGAGTACCTGCGCAATGTCGAGCTGGTGGTGGAAATCCACGCTGAAGGCAATGCAGCGCTGGACGACACCCTGGATACGCTGGCTCGGCAGGTCGAACGGCTCCTGCTCATGGACGACACCCTCGGCGGCACGGCAAATGATCTGCAATACGTGCGCTCGCGCATGGTGCTGCTCGATCAGTCGGAGCAACTCACCGGTGCCTGCCGCCTCATCTTCGAGGCCGAGTACTTCGATCGTCACCCTGACGACCTGTTCAACCAGAGCTTGCCGGACCTGAACACGGTCACAACCGAGTACAGCCTGCGTAACGCGCAATCCAATGCGGCGGATCGTGCCAAAACGATCATCGAGGACCTGAATCCATGACAACGCAACAGCACGTTAAACCCGCCGTCGACTGCCTGGTGCGCGACCCGTTGACTTATGAGGCCCTGCCTGAGGAAGGCAAGCTGGTTGAAATGAACAGTTACTGGGTCCGCAGAGCAGCGGCCGGTGACATTGAAATCGTCGAGCCTGCCGTGCAGGACCTGAAATTCAAGGGTGACAAACAATGAGCGTCGGATTTAACACTATCCCGGGCCCCGGTGCCTTGCGCAAGCCAGGTGTGTACAGCGAGATAGATAACAGCCAAGCGGTGAGCGGCCCCCAAGCCGTGACTTATCGTCGTCTGCTGATCGGGCAAAAGCTCGTCGCTGGCCTCGCGCCTGCGGGCGCGTTGATCCGTATCACCAGCGCTGCACAAGCCGACACCCAGTTCGGAGCCGGTTCGATGCTGGCTGGTATGGTGCGCGCGGCTTTGGCTGTGGACAGCTACACCGAGCTGCAGGTCATGCCATTGGCCGATAATGCCGCTGGCGTTGCGGCGACCGGTACTCTTGCGTTCACCGGTACAGCCACAGCGTCGGGCACTATCGAACTGATGATCGCTGGCCGCCGTGTATCCGTTGGCGTTATCAGCGGCAACACTGCCGCGATCATTGCCACTGCTGTCGCCGCGGCGATTACAGCCGTCGCCGACATGCCAGTGACTGCGGCGGCGGCCACCGGCACAGTCACGCTCACCAGTCGTCATAAAGGCGAAGCTGGCAACAGCATCAACGCACGCGTGAATTACTACGCTGGCCAGGCGCTCCCTGCGGGGGTGACGCTTGTCATCACCGGGCTGGCCGGCGGCACCAGCAACCCTTCGCTGGCCACGGCACTGGCTGCTATCGGTGATGAGTGGTTCCACGCCTGGGGCGTCGCGTATTCCGATGCCGCAACGTTGGCCGAGCTCAAGGTAGAGCTGGATAGTCGCTTTGCCTGGGGCCGTGAAATTGAGGCGCATGCCTTTACGGCCGCACGCGGTACCCAGGGTACGCTCAGTGCTCTGGGGCGAACCCACAACAATGAGCACCTGGTCATCGCGATGGCCAACGACGAGCCGATGCCGGCTTACGAAAAGGCTGCTGAAACGATGGCGATCGCTGCGTATTACGCGGCCATTGATCCAGCTCGTCCGATTCAGAACCTGCCTTACGTGTGGTGCCTGCCACCGGCAGCTGCCAATCGGCTGACTAACCAGGAGCGCAACCTGCTGTTGTTCGACGGCATCGCGACCACGAAGGTGAGCTCCGATGGCGTGATGCTCGCCGAGCGTTTGATCACCACCTACAAAACCAATGCAGCTGGCGCATCGGATATCAGTTACTTGGACAGCGAAACGCTGTTCACCCTGATGTACGTCCGCCACGACTGGCGCGACTACATCCTGCGCAAGTACCCGCGCCACAAACTCGCCGACGACGGCACCCGTTACGGCATCGGTCAGGCAGTAGTCACCCCGGTGGTGATGAAGGCAGAAGCCATCGCCAAGTTCCGCGAGTGGGAGGATTTGGGCTTGGTGGAGAACATCGACGACTTCAAGGCAAACCTCATTGCCGAGCGCAATGCCAGTGACCCGAACCGGATGGATGTGCTCTTGCCGCCGGACCTGGTCAATCAACTGCGGATCGTCGCCAACAAAATTCAGTTCCGCCTGTAACGGCGGCGGCTAGGAGAAATAGAACATGGCAGGCAAAAACCGCATCGGCGGCATCATCGCCTTGAAGGTCAACGGCGATATGTACTTCGCCAAGGGCAACTTCACCTACAACCTGGGCAAGCCGAAGAAAGAGGGTGTGGTCGGTAGCGATCGCGTCCACGGCTACAAAGAAGTGCCGCAGGTGCCTTTCATTGAGGGCGAGATCACCGATCGCAATGAGTTGAATCTGGAAGATCTGGTCACCCTTGATGACGCCACTGCCACGCTGGAGCTGGCCAACGGCAAGGTCATCATGCTGCGTGAGGCCTGGTATGCCGGCGAGGGCACTGGCAATACCGAAGAGGGCAACATTGCTCTTCGTCTCGAAGGCATGTCGGCTGAGGAGGTTCGCTGATGGCAAAGGAAAAAATTATCCAGTTGGTCGAGCCAGCGGAGTTTGGCAAGCAATCCTTCACCGAGGTCACCGTCACCCGGAAGTTAAAGTACCTGCGTGGACACGCGCTACGCATTACCTCAGACGGCAAGGGCAGCGGTGGCGTCGACATGGACTTCGCCACCCTGATTGACCTGGCGGCCAAGATGGTTGGTCAGCCTCCCGCCATGATCGAAGAACTCAGTGAGGATGATCAGGCGGTCCTGATTCAGGAAGCCCGAGATTTTTTACTGAAGCACCTCGGGGGTGGGAGTCAGGAGTGACTGTCGTCGTCAAGGTGATGGGCGTTCAGCCCACGGAAGTCATGGAAATGGATTTCGAACAGCTGGACTGGTGGCTTGAACGCACTGAGGAATGGGTCGGATGGCAAACAAAGGATACTCCCTAGACGTCGTCATCAAGGCTGTCGACAAGCTCACCGCCCCATTGCGCGGTATTTTCTCCAAGGTTAAGCAGGCCAGCGCCGGTGTGTCCGGCGCACTTGATCGAACTGGCCTGCCAGTGTTCGCGAACAGCCTCAAGGGTGTTGGTGGCGCTATTGGCGGAATAGGTACTGCCGTCAGTTCAAGTGCGAAGAGAATCTTGGGGTTGGGCGCGACACTAGGCATCACCGGTGCCGCCTTGAATCTGTTCTTCCAGGGGTTCGCTGATGCCACTGGCGCGATCGGCGACACCGCCGAGCGCACGGGCATCAGCCGTGAGAGGTTCCAGGAGCTGAGCTTTGCGGCGAAGCTGACCGGTTCCTCTGCCGAAACCTTGGGCGGTGCCCTACAGAAAATGCAGATCAACGTCGGTAAGGCGACGGCAGGCTCGAAAGACCTGAAGGATATGTTCAAAGGTTTGGGCATCAGCATTAAAGATTCGTCCGGCAAGCTGAAAAGTACCGATGCCTTGTTCGATACGTTCGTTGACCGAATCTCCAAGATCAAAGACCCGTCTTTGCAGGCGGAGGCGGCGGTGAAGATTTTCGGTAAAAGCGCTACCGAGTTGCTGCCACTGATCCGTGGCGGTGGTGCGGGCATCAAGGACATGGCGGACGAAGCTCGTCGCCTGGGTATCGTCATCTCCGATAGCGCTGTGCGTGAGGGCGAGACCTTTGGTGACACACTGGACACACTCCATGCAGCTTTGAGTGGGCTTGGCAATTCAATCGGCAGCTCGCTGGTGCCTCAGCTGAACATTCTTGGCTCGAAGTTAATCGACAACATCGTCAAGTACCGACCGCAGATCGAGGCGTTCGCAACTTCTTTCGCGACGGATCTGCCCAGTAACATTGAAAAAGTCACAGGTTTCATCGGTGATCTGTACGACGGAATCGAACCTTTGATCAGCCTTGTCGGCGATCTGAGTGACGGGTTCGGCGGCGCCAATCTGATTTTCGCGGCGCTCGGTTTATATATCGGCGGCGGGCTGGTGATGAGTGTTCTGAACCTGGCGCTCGCCTTGAAGGGCCTGGGCGTAGCAATTGCGCTCACTCCGGTCGGCTGGTTTCTCGGCGCGGTTGTCGCGATCGGTGCAGCCGCGTTTGTCATCTACCGAAATTGGGATGGCATCGTCTCGTTCTTCACTGAGAAGTGGGCAGGCGTGAAAGCGGCGTTCAGTGACGGCGTCATCAACGGCATTGTGAATCTTTGGCTTGAGTACAACCCGGTCTCCTTGATGATGGAGGCCTTCAACGGGCTGGTTCAATACCTGACCGGTTGGGACCTCAGTGCAATCATTGGGGCCAAGTTCAGCGCCATTGTGAAGGTTTGGAGCGAGAACAACCCGGTCACTTTGATGCAGGAGTCCTTCGGGGGCCTGATCAAATATCTGACTGGGTGGGACCTGGGAGCAATCCTCGGCTCAAAAATCTCGGATGCCGTTGCGGCGATAAAAAATGGTCTGCCCGACTGGACGAAAAAGCTACTGGGTATCGACGATGCCTCGAGGGGTGACGCGACGGGGAATGAGCCCGGAACCTCCAACGTTGCCATTTTGGCCGCCGATCCAAACGCAGCACTTGGGCCTCGCCGTTCAGTCAACGAGCTGGGCCAGCGCGCAGCTCAGGTCGGTCAGACCGCTGCGCAGGCAGTCGAACAGCCAACTCAAAAAGTGCTGGTGCAAGTCGACATGAACAACCTGCCGCCAGGCACCAAGGTTAAAACCGAGGGCAGCCAGGGCGCGACGTTCGACACCGACCTCGGTTACTCAATGATGGCCCCCTAACCGGAGTTTTCCATGACTTGGCGAGACACCTACCGCGCCGCGACTTTTCGCGGCGTGGCCTTTTTTGTGGAAAGTGCGGACAGCAGCCACGGTAGACGTCAAGTCGTGCACGAAACTGCACAACGCGACACTCCGTATACTGAAGACCTGGGTCGGAAGTCCCGTGAGTTTTCGGTTATCGGTTATCTGCTCGGCAAGGACTACCACCTAAACCGGGACGAACTGATCAAGGCTTGCGAGGTCGCAGGCCCAGGTGCTCTGGTTCACCCGTATCGCGGGGAAATGAACGTTGTCTGTCGCGGCCTGAACATCAGCGAGACCGCGGCTGAAGGCGGAAAGTGCACGATTGCACTCACATTTTTGGAGGCAGGGGAGGCGGCCTACCCGTCGGCGAACGCTGATAGCGTCAATGCGATCAGCGCCAAGGGCAACACCGTCACCGCTGCGGCGGAAAAAAGCTTTGTGTCTGACTTCCTTACCACAGGATTTCCCGCTTACGTGGCGGAGTCTGCTGCGTCAGGGCTGGCATCCCTTGGCGAGTACATGGCGGCGCCGGGCTTGAGCTTCTCCGGCGACTTGAAGGCAGCCTCTGACTTTTACCTGCAAGCGCGCGGACTTGCATCCGACGCTTCAAGTTTGGTCCAGAAGCCACTGAATATGGTCAGCCGTATCACAGGCTTGATCGGTTCGGTCCGCTCAGCTTTTGGAACAAACGCTTTCAGCATGCTGACCAGTTTGTTTGACCGGTCGCCGACAACCTATACGGGCAGTACCGCGACGCCAAGCCGCCAGCAGCAGGCCACCAATGCAATTGCGATGAATGCACTGGTGCGCCAGGTGGCTGTAGCCGAGGCGGCCAAAGCGGCGGTCGTCACGCAAACCCCGGTGGTTACAACGACGAGCACCACGCAGTCGACGCTGGGGGCAGCGCCGGCAACGACGGGAGCAGCTCAGACGGCGCCCGGTGTTACCCAAACACTCCCTGTTCCAACCGTTTACGACAGCTACCAGGCAGCAATCAAGGTCCGTGAGGATTTGGTCGACCGTATAGATGCCGAAAGCGAGGTCACTCCGAACGATGAGGTGTACGTCGCATTGTCTGATTTGCGTACGAGTGTGGTTCAGGCCGTGCCAAATTCTGAGCAAAACCTTGCCCGGATTGTTCAATACGTACCGCGAGAAACGTTGCCTTCCCTGCTGGTGGCTTATCAGATCTACGGCGACGCCGGCCGCGCCGATGACATCGCTACGCGCAATTCAGCGCGACATCCTGGGTTTTTAACGGGCGGACAACAGCTCGAGGTACTCGCAGATGGATGACTTGGAGCTGCTGGTCAACGGTATGAAATACGCCGGCTGGACTTCTCTTGGGGTCACCCGTGCGATCGATGCGGCAACCACGGCCTTCACGGCAACGCTCACCGAAAAATGGGAGGCGGGAAACAGATCGCTGGCACAGGTGGAGCCCTGGCCGATTCTCCCGGGTGATGCGTGCGAGGTCAGGCTAGCCGGCTTTCCGATGGTGATCGGCTACGTTGATATTTTCAAACCGTCATACAGCGCGAACGACCACACGATCAATGTTCAGGGCCGGGATAAGGTTGCCGACCTGGTGGATTGCAGTGCCGTGCACGCCCCGGATGAATGGAAAAACATCGATCTGCTCAAGTTTGCGCAGATCCTCGCGGCTCCGTTCGGCGTGACGGTGAGGGCGGATATAGCCGTTGGTGAGCCATTTCAGGTCTGCAAGCTTCAGCAGGGTGAAACAGCCTTCAAAGCGATCGAGCGCTACGCCCGGCAGCGCAAGGCGCTGTTAATGCCTGACGGCGCTGGCGGGTTGTTGATTACCCGCGCCGGCGTTCGGCGCGCCACAACTGCGCTTGTGCAGGGTGAAAACATCCTCAATGCCAGCGGTACCATTGATCACAGCCAGCGGTTCAGCGACTACCAGGTGAAGGGTCAGGCAAGTTACAGCCCCGACAGCACCGGAGAAACCGAGGCTCACATCGAAGGCAGCGTTACCGACAGCAGCATTAGACGTTATCGACCAATGCTGCTGGTCGCCGAGATCGGCGGCACAACAGCAAGCCTGCAGGATCGCGCCTCGTGGGAGGCGAACAGCCGAATCGGCAAGTCTGCGGCTGCCAGCGTCTCAGTATATGGGTGGCGGCAAAGCCCGGGCGGAGCACTGTGGGAGCCCGGCATGCTGGTCTATGTCCGTTCGTCCTGGCTACGCATGGACGGGTGGATGCTGATTCGCCAGGTCACTTACGAGCGCGGCGAAGGCGGGACCATGGCCAAGCTTGAGATCGTCAGCCCGCAGGCCTTCGACCCTGAGCCACCAGACGGTAAGAAAGCGAAAAAAACGAAGGCCGGCAAAAAAGGCCAGCGCAACATTTGGGCCGAGGCCATTGGCGAAGAGGATCCACCGAAATGAAGGAAGCGCTCCGCGAGATTGGCAGCCGCGTAATGATGATGTTTTCCCGTGGCGTGCTGCGGGGCGTCAATGATTCCGGCCCCAGGCAACAGGTGCAGGTTGAGCTGCTCAAGGACGAACTGCGCGATGGCCTTGAGCACATGCAGAACTACGGCTTCACCAGTCACCCGCAAGGCGGTGATGTTGCGGTCGCTTTTCTGGGTGGCAACCGGGAGCAGGGAATTGTCCTGGTGGTCGATGACCGCCGGTACCGCATCCCCTTGCTTGCCGGTGAGGTGGCCATCTACGACGACTTGGGCAACAAGGTCGAGTTGCTGCGCGAGATGGTGAAGGTGACGGCGGTTCAGCACCTTGAAGCGGTGGCGCCGACGATCAAGGTGGTGGGCAACCTAGAAGTGATCGGAGACATCACCAGTACCGGCACCGTCACGAACAATGGCAAGGACATTGGCAGCACCCATAAACACGGCGGGGTTACTGCCGGCAGTGGAAACTCAGGAGTGCCGATCTGATGGCTGATGCCGCAATGGTAATGACCGAAAACGGCGGAGAGTTGGTGTTGTCGGGTTTCGATTTGGCGCGTGATGACGGCCTGGAGACGGCAGTCATCATCAGCCTCTTCACCGATCGCCGTGCCAGCGCTGAACAGATCCCTGTTGAGCTACCGCAGGATGATCTGCGTGGCTACTGGGGTGACATCAGCAATGCGACGACTTCTAACCAGACCGGATCGCTGCTTTGGTTGCTGGCGCGTGAAAAGCAACTTCCACAAGTCCTTGGCCGTGCTCAGCAGTATTGCCGAGAGGCACTGGCCTGGATGGTGGAGGACCTGGTCGCGACTCGCGTTGAGGTGGCTGCGGAGTTCGTCGCCCAAGGCTGGATGTTGATCCTCGTCGATATTTTCCGGCCAACCGGTTCTCCGGTTCGCTATCGCTTCAACTATGAATGGGCGGCTCAAGCCGCGAAGAGGTCCGCCTGATGCCATTTGCTCGACCAACATTGACCGAGCTGATCGACCGCGTCATTACCGACATCAGCAGCCGGGTAACGGGCGTCGACGGCGCGGTGCTGCGGCGCTCACTGCTCGGAATCATTGGCCAGTCTGAGGCCGGCGCGGTCCATCTGCTCTATGGTTTTCTGGATTGGATCGCCAAGCAGTCGATCATCGACACGGCCGAAAAAGAGTACCTCGAGCGCTGGGCCGCAATCTGGAAGATCACCCGAAAAACCGCCGGTTTCGCCAGCGGCCAGGCTGCATTCTCCGGTGTCCCGGGTTCAACCATCGTCGATGGCACTATTGTGCAGCGGCAGGATGGTGTTCAGTACAAGGTACTCGGCGATGCGATGTTCGGTGCCAGTCCGTTGTCTGTACCCGTGCTGGCCTTGGAGGCGGGGGAGGCCGGAAATTTTGGAATAGGACTGCCGATCTTCCTTTTGTCCCCGATTGCTGGCGTCCAGTCGACAGGGACGACGGCGACCACGATCGAAGGCGGCGTTGACACGGAGTCGGATCAACGACTGTTGGCCAGGCTGCTGGCGCGTATTCAGCAACCACCACACGGCGGCGCGGATTTTGACTACCAGATGTGGGCCTTGGAGGTCGCTGGCGTAACCCGGGTTTGGGTCTACCCGCGCCAGATGGGCGCCGGTACCGTTACGGTCCTGTTTGTCTGTGACGACCTACCAGACATCATTCCAGCACCGGCCAAAGTGGCGGAAGCCCAGGCCTACATTAATGCCCGGCGCCCGGTCACCGCCGAAGTGTTTGTGGCCGCTCCCATAGCCGATCCCCTCAACATGACCATCAAGCTGCAGCCGAATACCGCTTCCGTCCGTGCGGCCGTCACCGCCGAGCTTGCAGATCTTATTGCGCGGGATTCGAAACCAGGCGAGCCGACCCTGATCAGCCGTCTACGGGAATCCGTATCGCTAGCATCGGGCGAAGCAGATAACGCGATCGTCACACCGACAGCCGACGTGCCTCATGCAACCGGGCACATGGCCACGTTGGGAACACTTACCTTTTCCAGCTTCTAGGGGGCTCAATGCCTACAGCTGCCGAATACAGAGAGCAGCTAAAACAGCTGCTCCCTCCCGGTCAAGCATTCCCGCGCGACCCAGGCACCACACTCCACGATTTGCTCGACGGCATGTCGATAGAGCTTGCTCGAGTCGACGAGAGGGGCTTCACGATGCCGCTCGAAGCCAATCCCGCGACAACCACTGAGTTGCTGCGAGATTGGGAGCGAGTGGCGGGTTTGCCCGACAGATGCTCCGGGGTGTTGGAGGAAACGATCCAAGGGCGCCGCAATGCACTTTTGACCAAGCTAGCAAGTACGGGTGGTCAGTCGATTGCTTACTTCACCAGCATCGCCGCGGCGCTTGGCTACGAAGTCACCATCACCGAGTTCAGGCCTTTTAAAGTTGGCGTTTCCGTGGTGGGCGATGCATTCACCAATGGGGATTGGCAGTTCGCCTGGCAGGTCAACGGTCCGGAAACCACTGTGCTGGCTTTCCGCGCAGGGCTTTCCGCGGTGGGTGAACCGCTACGTTCGTGGGGTACTGGTTCGCTTGAATGCAAGATCAGGCAGCTTGCCCCTGCGCACACTATTCCGATTTTCGCGTATGCCAACTCTTCGCTCGATCTGAACTTTGCACTGGATACCTACCTGGTAGCGCAACAGAGCGTTCCGCTTGCCAGCATCATGAACTTTTCTCGGTCATCGATCCGCACTCGGTACAACGCAGCAGGCGCTATAGAACAACTGGCAATCGGTGCCATGGGAATCAACTACTCACCGGTCAGCGGGGAGCGTGAAGGCCTGCTGATGGAGGCATCTTCAACCAACGGGTACACCCAAAGCCAAGATCTTTCAAATGCTGTCTGGATCAAAAATGAAGGAACGATAGCCAGCGCCGGAACCGTCAAGGGCATCCCTTTCTTCAAGTTCACGCCGTCGACCGTTTCCAGCGCACACAGCATAAGCAGAGCGCTGGTCCTCACGGCCGCGTCGACCGTTTCTCTCAGTTGGTACGCCAAAGCTGAGGCCTACCAACGACTATCCGTCCGGGTTGCGCCTGGTGGCGTCTTGCTCGGTAGGGTAATTTTCGATGTCCTGACGGGAGAGGTCACCCAAAACGCAGCAGGGATACAAAACAGCATTATCCCGGTAGGTGATGGCGTGTTCAGAGTTTCCGTCACCTTCACAATGGGTGCCGGTGTCACGGGGGCCGGGGCAAACCTGGAGGTGTCCAACACTAACAACAGCGTTACCTTCGCGGGCGATGGTATCGGCGGAATCTTGCTGGGGTGTCCGCAAGGAGAAGAGAGCGATTTCCCAAGCACCTACATTCCGACCACCGCCGCGATCGTAATTCGCACCATCGATCTAGCCACGGTGAACGCGGCCCAGTCGTGGTATGGCCTGCGTGCTGGCACCTTCGTGGTTGATATTTACACGCGTGCTCCGTTGACCGCTGCCGCGAATGACAGACGATATCTGCTCTCGCTAAATAACGGTAACGATCAACTCTTTGTATACCTGCAAAGCGGCGGTGTAGCGACCGTTACTCGAACTGCTTCTGGTGGGGTTTTTACCCAATCCGTCTTTGGCGGCGACCTAACGGCAGGGAAATTAGCAGTCGCATTCGACGGCGCAAATGTGACAGTGGCTCTTAACGGCGTCGTTCGCACAACACCGGGCGTACTGGACATAGCCTCCATGGGGGCCGGTGTTCTAACCGTGGGCGCATCCAACACGATACGCCAACTTAACGGAGTAGTGCGCAGTCTTCGCTATTACCCGCGGCGCGTTAATGACGTCGACCTCCTCGCCTTAACTCTCCCTTAGGAAAAAACGATATGCATAGAATCGATGGGCCTGGCGCAACGGTTGATAAAAAATTCACCGAAGGCGATCCGGCCGGAGGTGTTCCAGCGACCGTAGTTACGGCGTCTTGGGCGAACGACATGCAAGAAGAACTGATGAGCGTGCTGGGCGCCGGCAGCATCACGCCAGTGAAAGGCACTCAAGACCAGGTCTTGGCCGCAATCAGAGCCATTATTGCAAAGTCAGGGCACGGTCAATGCCGACTCAGCATCGTTTCTTCCACGTCGATCAAGCTGTCCCCGTACGACGGCAACAACCTGATTATCAACGGTGTACCACAACAGGTGCCGGCAGCGGGTATAACGATCAGTAACGCTAGCCTCGCGGCGTCGACGGTCTATTACGTTTACACCTTTATGAACTCTGGCACGATGACGCTGGAGCTTTCGACCATTGGGCATACAACCGGCACGACTGGCATTGAGCAAAAATCTGGAGATGCGACTAGATCTCTGGTCGGCATGATCCGGACTAATGCCACGATTCAGTTCGTCAATTCGCAGCAGCAGCGCTTCTGCCTGAATTGGTTCAATCGCCAGACTATCGGCGGAAGCTCCGGATTCGCGGCGAACCGGTCAACCACCAGCAGCACAATGGTGGAAATCAGCGCATCGGAACGCCTAGAGTTCTTGGCGTGGGGTAACGAGGCCGTATTCATGAGTAGCCCAGTGAACGCAAGTATCAATACCGCGGGCTCCGTGAACACAGCGCTTTATACTGACGCCTCGTCGTATGCCACTGCGTTTGCCACTGTAACTGCTGGGCAAGGCGTTTCCATCACGACTCAGGTCCCGGCCACCTTTGCAAGTGATGGATACCATTTCGCATCGGTCTACGGGTTTGCACCGGCAGGTTTCACCGCGACTTGGTCCCTTAGCTCGACTGTCCTCACTGTTCTCACAAGAGGCTGACATATGGACATCAAGAAAAACTCGGAATCGGCCAGCAAAGCTATAGGGCCAGCGTTCTCAGACGATTTGAAAGTCGCTAGCTTAATGGGGCTCCCATTCGCTTGGGGCGACGACGGTACATTTTCATTCGATGAGTCAATGGACCAGCGGGACATTGAGAGGGTGATGGCTGTGTACGAAGCCCACACCCCTAATGTGGCAGCTATAGATTAGGATCGTTGTCTAGGCTGAAGATTCACCCTGCGGGCTCTGTCTACTCATGAGAAAGTGAAGTAGCATACGCGCCACAATAATTTAGGCAAGGCGCTATGCTCTTCACTTCCTTCGAGTTTATTTTCGCTTTCCTGCCATTAGTGTTTGCTGGATTTTTCGTGATCGCTCGCTTTATAGGTCGCGAGGCAGCGGCCGTCTGGCTTGCAGCGGCGTCGGTATTCTTCTATGGATGGTGGAGTACAACTTACGTACCATTGCTACTTGGCTCCATTCTTTTCAATTATACCGTTGGGTACATAACTGCGCGTTATCGAGAAGGTTCTACTGTTCTAGCGAAGGCTTCTCTGGTTGTTGGTGTTGTTGGGAACTTGGTTCTTCTTTGTTTCTATAAGTACACCGATTTCTTTTTGGGTGAAATTTCAAGAGCCACGGGGGCGCACATGCCCGTACTTGATTTGGTTCTGCCGCTCGGGATTTCATTTTTTACATTTACGCAGATCGCATTTTTAGTAGATGCTTGGCGAGGGAAGGCAAAAGAGTATAGTTTTTGGCACTATCTGCTTTTCGTTACTTGGTTTCCGCATTTGATAGCCGGTCCAATATTGCATCACGGGCAAATGATGCCGCAGTTTCGCAACCCCGAGGTGTACCAGGTTCGGTCACGTAATCTAACCATAGGTATATTTCTTTTTGCGGTAGGGCTAAGTAAAAAACTGTTGATTGCCGATCCAGTCAGTGCCTTCGCGGATCCTGTATTCGATGCAGCATCCGCAGGAGAAACTATCGGTTTTTTCATCGCTTGGACCGGTGCGCTAGCATATACCATTCAGATTTACTTTGACTTTTCTGGATATTCGGATATGGCCGTAGGGCTGTCGATGATGTTCGGTATCAAGCTACCAATAAACTTCAACTCGCCTTACAAAGCTCAGAACATCATAGAGTTCTGGCGGCGCTGGCACATGACGCTGTCACAGTTTCTGCGTGACTATCTTTATATTCCGTTGGGCGGCAATCGCCACGGGGAAACGCGACGACTAGTCAACCTAATGCTTACGATGCTTTTGGGTGGCCTTTGGCACGGGGCGAATTGGACATTTGTAATCTGGGGTGCACTCCATGGGGGTTATCTGTGCATTAATCACCTTTTCCAAAAAATTGCAGGAAGAACTGGAGTCGGGAAATGCCTGCCTAGTAGTTTAAGCGTGCCACTTAGCGTCCTCTTTACCTTTTCTATAGTGGTCATAGCCTGGGTATTTTTCCGCGCAGAGGATATTCATGCTGCGGTTTCAATTGTCAGTAGCATGGCAGGCTTGCAAGCGGACGCCGCATGGGTATCTATTTTCAAAGGCCAAAGCGCGTTTCTTTTTATTGGTTATCTGATGGTGTCGATGTTTGTGATCTGGTGCTTTCCCAACGTTTATGAAATTTTGGATCTGCTGGAAAATCGACTGCAGGTACATGGGGTAGAGGGGCATAAGGTGAGCTCTGCAGTCTGCATATCTTCTGCGGTCATATGTGTTGCCTTGATGGGAGCCAGTATTTTGTCAACCTTTGGGACTGTCTCTACAAGCCCATTTCTATACTTCCAGTTTTAATTATGACATTATTTAGAAAATTTGTGATTGCCTCCGCCGTAACTATGATTTTATTCGTGGCGCTGTATGGCGCCGCGTTTAGTTATCAATTTGGGGCGCCGATTCCGTCTTCCTATGATTTGTCGAACTGGTTAGTTTTGAAAGAAGATGCGGCAATCAAAGCTAAAGGCAATAGAGTGTTGCTATTAGGTGACTCAAATGTTTTATTTGGTATGGATAGCGAGCTAATTGAAACGCGTCTAGATATGCCCGTGGTGAATCTCGGATTGCACGGAGGTCTCCCGCTTGATTGGCATTTAGATGTGGCATTGCGCACTGCGCGTAGCGGCGACGTTGTAGTTTTCCCTTTTGTTTGGGACTATTATGTTAAAGATTATCGAGCCCCACAGGATTGGATGGTGGATCAAATTGTCGCGTGGGATCACAGATATTTTGATCAGTTGAGTATTTCTAATAAGGTTAGATATATAAAAGCTGTTTCTCCTTCAAGCCTATATCGGAATATCAACGCTAAATTTGAAAGGGGCGAGATCCTGAGGCAGAACCCTATGAGGGTTTTACTGCCTCCTAAAGAAACGCTTGAATACTATCAAAAGTTTTCGAGTGCTCAGACAGAATTTTCTTATCAATATGTAAACATAAGTACGCACGGGGATATGCGAAACACCTGTGGCAAACGTGCGGCAATTTATGGTTCAGAGTACAGCGTCTCGAAGTATTCGAAGGTTAGTCCAGTCTCCATCGCTTTACTGAAGCAGGCGGTAGATGCTCTGAGATCCCGTGGGGTTAGTGTATTTGTAATCGCGCCGGTTCAAGTTGATGACGACACGACGCGATCGGAAAAATATCAATCGCTGCTCAGCTATATATGGAGAGAGCTAGAAGTGCGCGGTATACCAGTTATCGGTGGGCCAACCGACTTCTTTTTTCCGGCAAGTTATTTTTTTGACACGAACTACCACCTGAATTGTTCTGCTAATACAGAGCGGTCGGAGCGATTGAGTAATTTGGTAAGGTCTGCGATGTTAAGTGCGGGGGAGAAAGCGCCGCAGCTGAATAAGTAGACGAGATCTGATATTTTATTGTAATACACTACATATCTTCACAGCCCGCGCAACGCGGGCTTTTTTTCGTCTGGAGAAAAGCATGCCTATCACCGCGCAGCAGTTACTGCAGATCCTCCCGAACGCCGGCAAACAGGCCGGCATTTTTGCGTCTGCGCTGAACCTGGCCATGGATCGATACCAGATCAACACAAGGATGCGCATGGCGGCGCTCATTGCCCAGGTCGGGCATGAGTCGGGTCAGTTTCGGTATGTCAAGGAGCTCGGCGGCGACCATTACCTGAGCAAGTACGACACCGGCCCGCTTGCCAAACGACTAGGCAATACGCCTGAGGCTGACGGCGACGGCCAGAAATATCGCGGGCGCGGCCTGATCCAGATTACGGGGCATGACAACTACCTGGCCTGTAGCAAGGCGCTGTACGGTGATGACCGCTTGTTGCGCACGCCTGAACTGCTCGAGCAAGCCGAGTGGGCGTGCAAGTCGGCGGCGTGGTTCTGGAATTCGCGCAACCTGAATTCCCTGGCTGATGACGGCGACTTTGTAGGCATCACCCGTCGCATCAATGGCGGGGTCAATGGCTTGGCCGAGCGTCAGGCGTTCTACGCGACTGCGCTGAAGGTATTGGCATGAACGCAATCCTGCTCCGAATCCTTCCTTGTATAGCTGCCCTGACACTGGTAGCCGGCGCGCTGTTCGGTGCCTACCACCACGGTGTGACCGTCACGAACGAAACCTGGCAATCAGCGTGGAATGACCGCAATACCCAAGACGCCGAGGCCAAGGCTCAGAACGAAACTCGCGAGCGGGCTAAAGAACATGCCTACCAACAGTCAATCAATAAGGCGGTCCAAGATGCCCAACGAATCATTGATCAAGCGACGGCTGATGCTTCCGTTGCTCGCGCTTCTGCTGACGGCTTGCGCGGGGCAGCGGATAACCTTGCCCGTCGCCTCGCTGCCAGTGAAGCCAGCGGTAATTCCTGCACTGCCGCCACAAGCAAGGCAGCTGCCCGCGCCGCCGCTGTGCTTGCCGACGTGTTCAAGCGCGCTGACCAGCGAGCGGGCGAACTGGCTGCAATTGCTGACCAAGCCCGCATCCGCGGAATGATATGTGAGAAAGCTTACGATGCGGTGGGTGGCTGAGCGCTGACGCTGTGGGAATCTGGCAGGATATCCCAAGAATAATGCCGAGCAGTGAAGCCGATGCAAGCCTTGAGTCGCGCCGGATCTTGAATCGCACCGCTGGTTGCCAGATCACGGTTTGTCGCGTCGATGATGACAATTGAATCCTTCGCGCAATCGAAGCCGGTGTTGTTGCAAAGGACTTGGCAGATATCTCGGGCACTTGCTTTGGACTGCAAGGCATAAAAGGAGGACGTTTCGTTCCAAAACAAGTCTGGAGAGAATCCTTTTATTTTCCTGACGAAGGCGTCGTATCGCCCCTGGTAGCTGTCGTCGTGCTTGATACGGTACGTGATTATGAAGTGGTTCATGACTCGTCCCTGATGTAAGAGTGAGGAACGACCATACCGCCCATGGTTTTTACCTTCCATTTTCATTGGTTGCGGGATGTGGCTTTGAGGATTGTGTTCGGTCGGCAGAACGCCTTGAGGATTGTGCGCAAAACCTCCTCTGGAGGCCGCGTGTTTCCGTTTGCATAAGCACAAAAAAGAGGATGTTTTGCCACGATCAGAAAGGGCTATTATCCTTAAAAAACAAGTGCTTAAGTCGCTACAGTCCCCAGCATGGGGTGCTAGGGGTCGAGTGTTCGAATCACTCCGTCCCGACCATATAATTCAAGGGGTTGCGAGATTTTATCTCGCGACCCCTTTTTATGTTTGGTTGTTTTTACCCCTACAAAACGGCCGGCTTTCGGTGGAATCCTCACCTCTTGGGGAGGAGATGGGCGCAAGATTTCGGTGTGCCAATGCTCCCCCGAGGAAGTTTGGTGATGGAGGGCAGAGATGGACCTAGCTGGCGGCTCATCAGGCAGTCGGAGGGAATCTGGTGGTGGAAGCCAGTCGCAACGCCGCCATGTTGGCCAACGTGCTCGACGGACTGGAGCAAGCCAATTCTATGTTGCGGCGCGTGGTCATCTATTAGGGCTTCAACATTTACGGCTCCCACCTTGGGGCGAGGTTCGCACGCCTGCACGGGAGAGAGATGCGGGGTATACGCCACCGAACCTGTACGTCGCTCAGGAATCCCAACTGAGAAAGCGTGCCGAGCATAGCCGTTGGGATTATGTGGCGTAGCATCCTGATCTCATGGTCGGGGATATCTACGGCAACCCGATGAATATTGCGATGGTCATCAGTGTCTTCGCCGAGCTGTCCCATGCGCTAAGTATCCCGATGCGATTCCCCGGCACCGATTAGGCCTACGGCCAGCTACTGCAATTCACGGGCGCCGGTTTGCAGCCATGAGCCAGGGCTGCGCTCAGCGAGTTCGTGGCGAGGCTTTCGACGTGGTCAGCGGCGACATTTACCTTTGGGAGCGTATGTGGCAAGACACCGCCAAATATTTAGGGATGGAAACAGCGTCGCCGGTTCCGTTGACGCTTGCACGCCACATGCACGAAAAGGGCGAATAGTGGCGAGAGATCGCCGAGCGCCACAATTTGATCCAGCCTGATCTGGGTAAGCTGGTCGGCTGGGGGGATTCAATCTTCCATACCGAAACGGTCATCATCTCAGATACAAATAAAATCTACCGATTCGGATTTACGGAAAGGGCCGATTCTAAAGCTTCGTTGTTCAGGGCGCTGGATAGCTTGAACAAGCAACGAGTGCGTAACACGAAGATGTACGGACAACGTTAAAGCCGTGCGTTGATCCATTCCCACACACTCTTGCTAAGCCAACCTTGGTGCTCACCTTCGTTGATCTTAGTTGTAGTGGTCTAATGAAACCGGACACCCATTTAGGCGAGAATGCTCGCCAGATCGAGGTGTCAGATGACCAAACAACGCCGTGTCTTTTCCGCTGAATTCAAACGCGAGGCTGCCGACCTCGTGCTCAAGCAAAACTACAGCTACATCGAAGCCAGCCGTTCACTCGGCGTCGGCGAGTCGGCCCTGCGCC